AACCGGTTTTTTGTACGTTATAGACAACGCCTGATCGTAAGTATTGGCCCGGAGGGTGGATTAAAGCCCCACCATTCGATCTCACAAAGGATTCTGCTGCTTGTATAGCCGCAGGATCATCCGTAACCCCATCGCCTACAGCACCGAAGTCTTTTACACTCACTGTGTCGGATAGTTTAGATTCCACTGTACGCTCTGTAGCAGAGCCAGTAGGGTATGTGTAAGTCATCTCCTCAGCATCAGTGATAGACGTAGCTGCTGCATCTAGGAAAGCCATGATAAGCTTAGTGCCAGCAGGGTAACTCTGTGTCAGTGTCACAGTCTTAGTTGCTACGTTAACTGTGTAATCGTCACCCAGTACCAGACGACCATTGTCAGCATCATCACCAGCAATGTAGAATACTGCACCAGCAGGTGAGCTAGACATTACGTAAGATAGGGTACCAGAGGTTAGAGTTTTAGTCTCTACGTTAGCGTTAGATGAGATAACAGCCCAACTAGAGCCATCATACACTTTCATTGCACCCTGTACAGTGTCAAAGTACAAAGCACCAGCCGCTAGAGCATCCCCATCATTATCTACAGCGGGGTCACTTGTCTTAGCTCCGAGGTAGCGGTCATCAAAATCATCGTATGGGTTAGCAGCAGAAGCCGCAGAAGAAGCAGAACTAATAGCACTTGCCGCAGCCTCAGCAGCCGCTGCTTGTGCCTCTACGGAAGCCTGTAGCACTTCCTCAGTGTTAGCCGCACTTGTGGTGGAAGATGCACCACCTACGCCACGGTATATTGCCATGTTACCTCCAATTTGAGAGCTTGTCCCAATTTATCCATATATTTAGCACCCTACTATAGGCGAGTAGGGCTACGCCATTTGACCAATCGTAAACAGCCCATAGTTGAGCCGATGTGTCTGCAATCACGCTATCGTAATTACTTTGAATCCAATCCATTTGCAGGTATATAAACATCGTAGCTTGGATGAGAAGGCTAACATTAAATATGCTAACCATCCAAAACGTATGCTTCCCTGTCAAGTTCTTGTAACTGTCACCTATGTTTTCTACTACACTGTACACTACGCCAGCGTAGATTATGAGAACAAGGTAACCAGTCAAGTGCAGTAAGTCCCACATCATCACAGAAGTCCTTTCATAAACAATCCCATTGTTATCGTAATGGCACTGCCCAAGAAGGTGACCGCAGCCCATTTAACTGCGCTAACGACCAGTGAATTATTCATTGCTTGGGTTTCAAGTCTCCTTACTGTAGGGATTAGATAGTTGTGTTGTTCTACTATTTCGTTTAATCGTGCTGTGCTTACAATCAGTTGCTGTAAGGCTTCCCGCATTTTATCGTCACTCTCTTCTAGACGTGCGAGCCTCCGTAATACATCATCTTGCATGTTCGCCCCTTACCCAATAAAAAAGGCGAAGCCCAGCCGTAGCCAAGCCCCGCCATTTATCCAGCTTACGCTGGGACTACGAGAGCAACTGCGTTTTCTGCACGCAGAGTCTGAACACCGTAGATGGTGTCAGCAGTCATCAGGTCAGACAACCATTCCTGTTTGTACTGAGTCTGAGTACGTACACCAAGCTGCTCAGCCAGAACGAATGCGTCTTTGTGCATCATAACAGCAAGACGAGCACCAGCTTCTGGAGTTGGGCAGTTAGTAGATACGTAAACATCAACACCGTATAGAGCGCCAACTTTACCGTTCTGTACACGACCATCATTCATAAAGTCAGAAGACATGTAACGATCAATACCACGGAGGACATTGATTGCTGATGGTGGTACAACAAGTACACGGTTGTCCATTGGAACGTCAGCATCATCCAGTTTCTGGATAGCTGCACGGATAGCAACGTCAGTGATTGCTGCTGGAGCACCAGTAGTCCAAGTAGCTAGGCCACCTGCATCAGCTTGGTACTTAGTAGCAAGACCGTCTACCTCAGCGAACAGGTCAGTATCAACCTGACGAGCCAGTGCATAACCAGCATCTTCAGTGTAGAAACGACGGAGTGAAGACAGAGCCTGTACGTCAGTAATGTCCTCAATCAGACGTGAGTACTCGTAGTGCTTGTCGATGGTTACAACAACTTCTGATTCAGTTGCTGCAATCAAGCTAACCTGAGTTTCAGGGTTCTTAGCTGACGCATCGCCACGAGTTGGTTTAGGGATATGGATAGTATCGCCTTTCTTGCCTTTCATAGGCATTTTAGAGACGAGGTTAGCCAATACGAGTGATTTCTTGTATGCAGCGATGATTTCATCACTCCACAGTTCTGGGATAAACGTAGCCGCAGTTGTGTTGGTTACGTGTGGTGATCCTAGTGCCATTTTAAAGCTCCTTTCATAATAGTATTACCGAACTCGCTTCTCAGCGTAGGCTTTCTGAATTTCATCAGCCATAGCCATGTAACGGTCCGGGTCAGTTTGCATAAGTTTGATAATGTCAGCTCTTCGGTAGATTTTACGACTCGGAGCCTCGCCTGAAGCAGCTTGACCACCTGTGGATGCAGACTTAACTTTATCCTTACGGGTTTCTTTGTCCTGCTTCACCGCCTGCTGTGCAAACGATTGACGTTCTTTCCATGTTGACAGTAGCTCATCAGCAGCATCTACATCATAGTTTTGGTCAGCCTGTTGGAACAACTGTAAACGGATTTTGCTACCTGACACCCACTCACCAAAGGCAGGGTCACCAAGTATATCATTAAAATCAGGATGTTTACGCTGTAGCTCCGCCAGAGTCTTGGCCTTAGCCATTTCTGATGTTACTTTCTCAGCTTCTTTCAGTTTAGGGTGATTGTCGATGGCACGTTGTACAGCCTTATCGGGGTCTGTGTACCAATCAACCTCCTCCTCTTCTACCTCAGATTGGGTAGTCTTAGTTTCGAGTTGTGACTTAACAAAGTCGTCCACTATCTTACGTAGTTCGCCAACTTCACCGCTCTGACGTCCAAGCATCTTTTCAGCTTCTTGGTGCATCCTAGCAATTTCTGCTGGTGTCTTACCACGATATTTTTCTGGTAGGTCATCTTCTTGAGGGGTTTCCTGTACAGGTTCCTCTTCAACAACCTCTTCCTCAACGGGTTCATCAAAGGAGTGTAACTCCTCACCGTCTAGTAGTTCGTCTTCTAGTCGCTCAGTATCTAAAATTGTAGCCATTATAAAACTCCGTGCTTAATAGCATTATGGAAGTAGCTTGAAACGTAAAGGGAGACTTCCCAAGAACCCTTACGCATTTTCTTGAAAATCCTCGTAGGCAGCTTTCATAGCATTTTCAAAGCCGCTAATCCTTTTGAGGATAGAGAGTTGACCCTTCTTGTTATGTAGTTCTTCTAGAGTTGCTACATATTCGATAGAGTCTAGTCCGTCCATCATGCTTTCAATGTCCTCAAGGAACAGCTTCCAGCCGGGATGGACAAATAGGTCGAGATAGTTCTCGTATTGTTTCGTTACATCTAGGTTGTCCATATCATGGTCCTGTAGTAATGTCAAGGGGTATTATACCATAAGTAACCCCTACTTGTCAACCTTTTTCTTAGGGGCAGGCTTGCTTTTCTCTTCTAGCTCTGCTAGACGCTCTTCTAGAGCAATAATCCTACGTTCATAGGCGACTAGTAGGTTTTTCAAATCCGTTGGTAAGTGCATGTTAAATCCTTAGTTTTCTAGTTTAGATAATGTAACAGAACAGGTAAGCTTATCAATTCCTGAGAGGTCGTCACGTACCCTTAGTACAATGTACATCCCACGCTTACCAATAACAGTCATATGCTCATCTGGTATCTGGAACGATATCACCTGTGTAACCTTGTTGTTACCACCAAAGGCGTCCAACTCTACGTGGCCCCAAGATAGTAGGTCAAAGGTTGTACGTGCATCCAGTGCAGCGTATATTGTCTTCTCATCCCTCAGCACCAACTCTATACCATTTGTCAGAGCTGTTATGCCAAAGAATTCATCCGTATCAACAGTTGTCTTACCCGAGGTAAGGGCTGTCATCTTGAACTCACGGACATAGTAGGTGTCACCGTACTCTGGGTCCCAACGGAACTCAAAAGCATCAACACTACCTGATACTGCTAGGTATTCGATGTTGTCTAGGTGGTAGTCAGGAGCCTGTCCCGGTCCAGTAGCAAGAGTCTGAATACGTAGCTCGTTCACAGTAGCCGTAGTGATTTGGAAATCCGAAATAGGAATATCCACCAACTGCCAAGTACCTGTGAGTGTAGTGTCGATGTAGTCACTGAGGTTTACAGCCGCACCTGTTAGAGTGCTTGCATCTGCCCACTGTACCTGTACATCTTTGGTACCACGTCCATCCCAACTCTCAATGTATATACGCATACGTAGGAACGAGATTAGGGCTGGGTTGATAGAGAACCCTACGGAGAATGAAGCGATGTTGTTGTTACTTGAAGCTGTAGCATCTATGGACCGGGTACCAGCAAACACTTGCGTTGTACCAGCGAAGTCAAATCCACTGCCGCTAAGGTTAGTAGGTGTCCATGCTGCTGTGTCTCCGCCATCGTGTATCGTAACAGAGGTTGGTGTTAAAGCTGTTGGGTCCTGATTCACGTTCCGACCATACGTAGGATTAGTCAGGTACTTCACATCATACGTATAGTTGTTCAGGTTATCATTGTAAACCACAAGCCCACGAGGTTGCCCATTGTGGGTGTGGAGATCGGCAACAGCTTTATCGCTGCCGCCTTGTATCCGAACTGATGCCGACATTAGCCAGAGTACCCGTCAAGGCCAACTACTGAGAAGTAGACAGATGCTTTAGCAAATCCAGCGGTACCTGCGCCAGATGTGTAAGCGATTGACATTGATTTGCCCGGTAGTAGGATAAGACCGCCATCCATTTGGAAGTCCATCATAACCCCGTTAGCCTGTGGGTACAGTACATCAGCGACTGCTGGAGAACCTGTCAGTGTAAAACTACTCTCGTAAGCTACTGCACCAGATGTTACAGAAGAACCAGAGGATAGGTTTATAGGGGTAACAACTGTACCACCAGCGTTGTAGTCTGTATCCATCTCTAGCTTGAAGAACTCGCCAGTTGATGGGAACGTAGGGCCAGTTACGATAGCTTGTAGGATACCACGGTTAACTACAAAAACTTTATCTTCTGTGTTGTTACCAAGGTACAGTACAGAATAATCCTGAGCTGTTGTGATAGTGCTAGATGTACCCCTCACTACAAACGTCTTCTGGTAGTCCTTAGCGATAAGGTGGGGGAATGGGATGTTGAATGATGCCGTAAGCAAGCGATTGTCGCTATCGACTCCTGCCAGTGCTCCGTTACCTTTACCTGATTCAATCAGCATTTGCTTCGTCCTCTATAAATCTTTGATCTGTTATGTGGCTGAGGTGAAGGTTCATAATCTTCATCTGCTGTAGCAGCTCAGCCATTAGAATTGTTTGTTGGTCTGCCCCATTCTCTATTAGGTTCCTGATCTCTATCTGCGTAGCTTCAAGACTCAAAGGACCTAAGGGGTTGCAGAGGGCCATTAGTAATCTCCGCCAATGTACCCCGTAAAGCCTGTGTACAATGTTACATCATCAGCTTGCGAGGTGAGACGTAGGACAATAGAAGCACCTGATGGGATAGTGAAGTTCACTGTACCAAATGCACGACCACCGTAATGGTACTGGAACAATAGTGGTGAACCAGATACATTTACACTGTTAACCTTCTTCTTAGCTACAATGTCGAACTCTTTAGGGGAGCCGATTTTACGGTTAACTACGTCAATGTCAGTACCGCCAGCTACATCCCCAACGTACCCGTACATCTCGAATAGTAGAGGGATTGTTGCAGAGCCGCCACCAGCGTTACGCTCAGCTTCGCCAATAAACCATCCGACAACTTCCATATCCGCTGTCTCGTTGTTCTTAACGTACAGTACATCCTGTGCAAACGGTGCAGTACCACTTACAAAGATTTCACCAGTGTTAATGTTGAAGGCATAACCCTTTTCAGCAGCGTGTACAAACGCATCCTCTGAAATAGCATCCACTTTTAGTCGGTTAGTGGAATCGACCTTAGCTTTGTAGCCAGTGCCTGTACCGTCAGTAATAAAACTCATTTTCCATCCTCGACCCAAAAGGTCATACAGCAGTCATCACCGCAATAGTTAGTTTGTATCCAGAAGTATGGACCGTTATGATTTGGTTGTGTATCTTGTATGAATGTTGGTGTTCCGGGTTGGCGACCTCCACTGTAGACTGCCGTAACCCCCTCACCTGTGCTCAAATTGTCTGGTACAACTTCACCAGCGTCTATAAGCTCTCCGTTGCTTAGGGTGAGTACCAAGTGACCGTCCATGTCAACTGTAGCATCGACAACGCTAACGCCATCCTTGCCATCAGCCCCATCTTTACCGTCTAGGCCATCCTTGCCCTTAGCTCCGTCCACTCCATGCTTGCCATCAAGGCCGGGACGACCGGGTTCCCCCTTGTCGCCCTTTTCACCCCGAGGACCCTCTTGCTTCTCTACCTCTTTTATCAAGTCTTCGAGAAGCCTAATTCGCCCGTCTATTTTATCATAAATCTTGAGCAATTTCAAGTCTGGATTCATGTTATTCTCCTAGACGTTGCATCAACTCGTCCTCTTTAGATGAGTCCATAGTCTGCTGGCGCATCCTCATAGCGG